TGGACGTGCTCTCCAAGGTGGGCAGCCTGCTCGAGCGCTGGGACAAGATCGAGCGCACCCAACAGGTGGTCGAGGCGGTGTTCAAGGATGCCGGTGGTGGCCCGGTGGCGCTCACTGCCGAGCAGCTGCAGGCGGAGATCCGCAAGGTGTACGGGGTATGACAGCAGCTTTTGAGCGAGAAGCTTTCAAGCTCTTCAGCTTCCGGTTTCCGGCCGCGCAGCGGCCGCTGGTTACAGGCTCAACAGCTCAACAGCTTCCAGCTCAACAGCTCTTCGTCCAGCCATGAGCACGCTCTTTTATCCCTACCAACAACGCTGGGTGGCCGACCAGAGCCGCTTCAAGATCGGCATGTTCGCCCGCCAGACCGGCAAGACCTTCACCACCACCTTCGAGATCGCCCGCGACTGCCAGTTGGCCGACCTGGCCGGCAAGCGCCAGCGGTGGGTGATCCTCAGCCGGGGCGAACGCCAGGCCAAGGAGGCCATCGAGGAGGGGGTCAAGCGTCACTGTCAGGCCCTGGGCTCGCTCGTGCGCACCGTCGAAGGCGACTGGCGGACCGACGGCGCCAGCTACCGGGCGCTGGAGGTGGAGTTCCCGGGCGGCTCGAAGATCACGGCCCTGCCGGCCAATCCGGACACGGCCCGCGGCTTCTCGGCCAACGTGTTTCTCGATGAGTTCGCCTTTCACCAGGACAGCCGCAAGATCTGGACCGCGCTCTTCCCGGTGATCTCGGCCGGGCACCGGCTGCGGGTGGTGAGCACGCCCAACGGCAAGGGCAACAAGTTCTACGATCTCATGACCAGCGAAGACCCCATCTGGTACCGCCAGATCACCGACATCTACCAGGCCGTGGCCGACGGCCTGCCGCGCGACATCGACGAGCTGCGCGCGGCGCTGGGCGACGACGACGCCTGGGCACAGGAATACGAACTGAAGTGGCTCGATGAGGCCAGCGCCTGGCTCAGCTTCGAGCTGATCAGCGGCTGCGAGCACGACCAGGCCGGCCGGCCCGACCTCTACCAGGGCGGCCCCTGCTACCTGGGTGTGGACATCGGCGCCCGCAACGACCTGTTCGTCATCTGGGTGGATGAGCTGGTGGGCGACGTGGCCTGGTGCCGCGAGGTGATCGCCGAGCGGCGGATCAGCTTCGCGGCCCAGGACGAGCTGCTCGCCGACGTGTTCCGCCGCTACCGGGTGGTCCGCTGCTGCATGGACCAGACCGGCATGGGCGAGAAGCCGGTGGAGGATGCCAAGCGGCTGCACGGTTCGTCGCGGGTCGAGGGGGTGCTGTTCACCACCCCGAACAAGCTGGTGCTGGCCACGCTCGGCAAGGAACAGTTCGAGGACCGCAAGTGCCGCATCCCCATGGGCGACGCGGTGCTGCGGACCGACCTGCACAAGCTGAAGAAGGTCCAGGGGCCGACCGGGGCGCCGCGCTTTGTCGCCGAGAGCGACTCGGCCGGCCATGCCGACCGCGCCTGGGCCAAGTTCCTGGCGGCCAATGCCGCCCACGGGCAGGCGGTCGAATACGCATACCATCCGGTGGGTACGCGGGACGGCGAGGACCGGCCAATAAGGGCAACCGCCGGGGTCGGGTTGGGGAGGGGGTTGTGGTGAAGTTTCGAGCTGTTGAGCGAGAAGCTTTTGAGCTGTTGAGCTTTTCTACCGGCCCGGAGGGCCGCTGTCTTGAAGCTAAAAGGCTGAACAGCTTCAAGCTAAACCGCTGAATATGCCTCTCTTCGACTACCTCGGCCGTCCGGTCAAAACCAAGGACCTGACCCGCGAGCACGCGGCGCCGACGCTGGCCGGTGTGCGCACCATCTGGAACGACACCTATGCCAGCGGGCTGACGCCGTTCGGCCTGGCCGCGCTGCTGCGCGCCGCCGGCGAGGGTGACCACCACGCCTATCTGACGCTCGCCGAGGAGATGGAGGAACGCGATCTCCACTACGCGGCCGAGCTGGGCAAGCGCAAGCTGGCGGTCAGCCGGCTGCCGATCTCGGTGGAGAGCGCCAGCGACGACCCGCGTGACGTGGAGCTGGCCGACGCGGCCCGCGAACTGATCGACCAGGGCGGCATACGCGGGCTGCTCAAGGATCTGCTCGACGCGCTCGGCAAGGGGTTCGCCTGCTGCGAGATCGTGTGGCGGCGCGGCGCCCGCTGGGTGCCGGAGCGGTACGAGTGGCGCGACCCGCGCTTCTTCCAGTGGGACCTGGTCAGCCGGCGCGAACTGCGCCTGCGCGACGAGGCCGACCTGCTCGATGGCCTGCCCCTGCCGCCCTACAAGTTCATCACCCACGTGCACCGGGGCAAGAGCGGCATCCCGGTGCGCGGCGGCATCGCCCGGCTGGCCGCCTGGGCCTTCATGTGCAAGGGGTACACGGTCAAGGACTGGCTGGCGTTTGCCGAGGTGTTCGGCATGCCGCTGCGCCTGGGCCGCTACGGGGCGAGCGCGCGCGAGGACGAGATTGCCATCCTCAAGACCGCGGTGGCCAACCTGGGCACGGACGCGGCCGCGGTGTTCCCGGAATCGATGCAGGTGGAGCTGGTCGAGGCCGGCAACAAGAGCGGGTCCGCGGATTTCTTCGAGCGGCTGGCCAACTACCTGGACGCCCAGGTGAGCAAGGGCATCCTCGGCCAGACCGCGTCCAGCGCGGGCACGCCCGGCAAGCTGGGCAACGAGGAACTGCAGGCCGAGGTGCGCGACGACATCCGCGACGACGATGCCGAGGCCCTGGAAGAGACGCTCAACCGGGATTTGATCCGCCCGTACATCGACCTCAACTGGGGCCCGCAGGAGCGGTACCCCGAGCTGCAGCTGCGCGCGGCCGAGGCCGAAGACGTGGCCGCCCTGGTGAGCGCGGTAGAGAAGCTGGTGCCGCTCGGCTTCCGGGTGGAGCAGAGCGTGATCCGCGACAAGCTGGGCCTGCCTGATCCGGATCCGCAGGCGAAGCCCGAGGACCTGTTCAGTGCGCGCAGTGGCGCACCGATGCCGTTCAATGCGGATCAAACCGAATCAGTGCCGTTCAATGCCGATCAAGCCGAGCCGGTTCCGGCCAAGGCTGAGCCCGGGCTTGAACCGGCCAAGGCCGCCAACGTGGCGGGGTCCAACAGCTTCACCCCCGAGCAGCAGGCCCTCGAAGACCTGGCCGACCGGGCCATGGCCGGGGTCGACCTGAGCGCCAACGAGGCGCGGATCCTTGCCGCGGTGCAGGCGGCTGGCAGCTGGGAGGAGGCGATTGAAGCCCTGCTCGCCCTGTGGCCGGAGATGGATATGACCACCCTGCAGGAGATGATGGAGCGTGTGGTTGTGGCGGCGGAATTGTACGGCCGTTCCGGCCAGACAGGGGATGAGGCTGTAGGGGTTTAGGCTGTAGGCCTGAACTTCCGGCCCTGCGGGCCGATGCTGGTGCGCACGGCGCACCCTACGAGACAAGGGACCATGCAACAGCGATTCGATAACCGGCCTACAGCCTCACAGCCTACAGCCTATCAGCCTCACCGGCCCGACGCAGGAGGCGCCGAGTGATTGAACTGACCCCCCTCCCCATGACCGAGGCCCAGCAGTTCTGGGCCGACAAGGTCCAGCTCGGCCCGGGGGAGTTTGCCAAGCTCTCGGCCGAGGCCAAGGTGCGGGCGTTCGCGGTCAGCGGCATCGCCAAGGGTGAGGAACTGAACACGGTGTTCACGGCCATGCAGCGGGCCATCGATCAGGGCACCACCCTGGAGCAGTTCAAGGAGGAATGCGCCGGCATCTTCGAGCGGCGCGGCTGGACCGGCAAGCGCGCCTGGCGGATCGACAACGTGTTCCGCACCAACATCCAGACCGCCTACAACGTCGGCCAGTACAAGCAGCTGAGTGAGGCGGGGGACGCCCTGCCGATCTGGAAGTACAGCGCCATCAACGACCGCCGCACCCGGCCGACCCACCGGGCCATGGATGGCCGCGCCTGGCCGGCCAATCATCCGATCTGGGACACCTGGTTCCCGCCCAACGGGTTCCGCTGCCGCTGCTCGGTGGTGGGGCTCACCGAGGCCCAGGCCCGGCGCGAAGGCACCCTGGTGGAGGAGACGGACCCGACCAACACCCTGGTGGAGCCCACCGATCCGGACACCGGTGCGCGCATGCCGGCCCGGCAGCTGCTGCCGGACCCAGGCTTTGCCCACAACCCGGGCAAGGTCTACTGGCAGGGCATGGGCGAGGCCATCGCCGACCGGCTCGAACAGTGGCAGCCACCGGTGCGGGTGCAGGCCCTGCGGGATCTGCTCGAGGGGCCGGTGTTCGCGCACTGGCTGGCACAGCCGGAGGGCAACTTCCCGGTGGGGCTGATCGATGAGGCGGCCATGGCCCGGACCGGAGCCACGGTGCGCACGGTGCGCCTGCCGGTGGAGACGGCCGGGGAACTGGCCGATCTGGGCGCGGAACGGCTGGGCGAGGTGCTCGGCGAACTGGCCGCATCGACGGACGGCACCCTCACCACCCTGGTCAATGGTCGGGCGGTGCGGCTGCGCATCGAGGTGCGGGATGGACGGCCCCTGGTGGTGGTTGATTGAACGAGAGAAAGGTCAGCCGGGGACAGAATTCAATTCTGTCCCGCGGGAAGCTCTAAAATGCCCTGTAATCGATTTTCGGCACGAGCCGGCCGCAGGTACGCACTGTGCGGCGTGCGTCGAACTGAGAGAATTTTAAACGATGTTTAAACGCGGTTGGCAAGATTGGCGAGATGGGGACAGAATTAAATTCTGTCCCGCAGGTGATTGAATGATAACCCTCACGATCGACGACACGGAAGTGCGCCGGCTGCTCGCCGGCATGCAGGAGCGCGGCAGCAATTTGCGGCCGGCCCTGAACGTGGCGGCGACCATGATGCAACAGGCGGTGCGCAACAACTTCGCCCAGGGCGGCCGGCCCAAGTGGCTGCCGCTCAAGTCGCGGGACGGGCAGCCCCTGCGCGACACCGGTCGGCTGATGAATTCGCTCACCCGCGAGGCCACGCAGACCGAGGCCCGGGTGGGCACCAACGTGGTCTACGCGGCGGTGCACCATTTCGGCGCGGCCAAGGGCAGCTTCGGCACCTTCCTGCACCAGGTGAAGCCGCATCAACGCATCATCAACCAGGCCTTCGGTCGGCGGCTGCGGTTTCCGGTGGCCACCAGCGTGGGGTCGCACATCCGCCGGGCCAAGCTGCCCTGGGGCGACATCCCGGCCCGACCGTTCATGATGCTGGAAGACACGGACGTGACCGACATCCGGGACATGCTGGCTCGGTGGATCATGGAGGGGAAATGAAACGAATCGCCATCAACTTTGTCGAGATCACCACCGACCTGCCCGAGCGGGTGCAGCTGATCCCCGCGGGCGCGGTGGTCGGCCGCGACGGCCGCAGCTGGGTGCTCGACGATCCGCAGCAGGTCGTGAATCGATTCATCGAGCAGGGCGCGGACCTGCCAGTGGACATCGAGCACAGCACGGAGCTGCGCGCGCCCAAGGGCGAGCCCGCGCCGGCGGCCGGCTGGGTGCATCAACTGGAGGTGATCGACGGCGCCATCTGGGGCGCGGTCAACTGGAACGAAACCGGCCGGGGGCTGGTGGGCGGCAAGCAGTACCGCTACCTGAGCCCGGTCATTCTCTACAGCCCCGGCGA